TCTTTTCACCCATAACTTCTTTTGCCTTTTGTAGTTCTTCATCATCTACAATCTTTGTTTGACTTGCTTTTGCTTTGTAGTTGAACCAATCATCTGCACCTTGTGCGTGTTGGTATAGTTCATAGAAGTTATTGTTCATGCCTTGTGGTGTACCAATAAATACACAATAACCTTTTCTATCTGATAGTGCAGGTCTAATTATTTCTGGAAACAATCTTTCGTTTACATTTGCATACTCATCAATCACACAACCATCAAGATATATACCTCTCAAGCCATCTGAGTTCTCTGAACCTAGTAATGTTATTCTGCTGCCATTCGGCAAATCCACACGCAACTCTGTTTCGTTAAATTTTGTATAAGGTATCTTCGCTGTAAATTGTTTCATATAATCCCATGCGATACTTTTTGCTTGTTTAAAGGTGGGTGCTATATAGGCATACCTAGGGTTCTTATTTTTGGACAGTAATGCTGACCTAATTAGGTGATTGATCATACATACTGTTTTGCCAAACCTTCTATGACAAACTAATACATTCCATCTGTTCTCTGATATTTTCTTATGTAGATATGCTTGGTGCTTTCTTGGGGTGTAGGGTATTTTAATATCCATATCTAGTGTATCTTTTTGCTAGGCATACTATCTACAGGTTCAAAGTCAAACCCAATACAAAACATAGCATAAGTAATAAATAGCTGCGAAGCTATCTCTGTTGGAAAACCTACAAACTTAATTATGACATCATTGTTATCTTTATCAACATAAGCAACTGATTCTATATCTTCTAAGTCAAAAGGTTTCATATACTATATCTAGTTTATTATTGGTGGTCTGGCAAGATGAAGATGTAGGTGTGTGTAAGGGAGTCCTCGAGTCCCATGTATATATATATATAACAATGCGACTGCGTTGTGGGGTATACCCCCTGTTGCAATGTCAAAAATGTAGGTTGTAGGTCTATATATTAACCTTTTTGGGGTTCTGATAATAAAAGATTATCAAACCTATTAAGGTTTAATTGTAGATAGGTCAATATTATTGACCGATTATATAACGCTAACGCCAGGCGTGGCAGCGTGTAAAAGAATTGTAAGATTTATTTATAATTATATTATCAATTATTATTTCAGAATCGCACAAAAAAAAACGCCAATAAAATTAATTACTGGCGTTTAATTTGTTTATTATTAAAAAGAAATATAACTATCTTTATTTAATTGAGCTTTAAAATATGCTCTTTTATTTTTTAATATTTTTTTAGCTGTTTTTATATCTTCTCTAGTAGGTTTATGATTTATATTTAAAAACTCACTAAGAGTTGAATTATCAAAATTTTTAATCCAAGTTGATAACTCTTTTATTGTTAAAGTTTTAAACCATTTTTCCATTTGTTTTACCTCTTTGTTTATTTGTTTAATCTCTTTATATATCCAATTTATATAATTGCAATTATTATTTTTAATTAAATTACTTTAGAATCATTATAAACTGTAAGTGTTGCATAAATATCACATACAAAAAAAATATACTTTTAGGATTGACATTTAATTAATAATATACATTATGGATATAAACAAATAAAGGAGTAAACAAAATGAAAATATATAATACAAAAAACATTTGGCAATTTGAGAGTACCTTATGGTCTATATCTGGTAAACTTGGAATTGATTTAGATATGAACAAAGTATCTGGTAATTGTCATAGAGTTAAATTAAAACTTGGAACATCTAAAAAGTATCAGCGTTTAGGATTTTCAAGAAATAAAGATGGATCAAGAAAAAAAGTTCACGCTGTTTGTTGGCATGGTTATAGAGATTTTTTAATTGAGCTTTACAATATATCTGGAAATAATTTTAGAGTTGTTACAGCTCAAGCAACATACAACAACAAAGATGATTTTTATTCTAAATATCCATCAACAGGTCAAAATAATATTGGATCAATGGTTGATCCTTTAAATTATGAAGATGCTTGTAATTGTAAACCTAAAGCTGTTACTGTATCAATTAAAGAAATAGCTGAAAATGGTTATAATTTAAGTCCATCATTTTGGATAAACAAAAAACAAAATGAGCTTAAACATGATTAAAAATATATTAAACTTTCTTCTTTGGAAGAAAGAAGAAATCTTCAGCTTTTTAGATTATGTTTTATTCCTAGGTATGTTTTATTTAATGTATCTAGGTTTAAAACATGGACCACAAATAGAACAATTAATAATTGAATTGAAGGGGGGTGCGATATGATAGAGTATAAAAAATACAGAAGTATAGAATGGGAACCTACTTGTAGACAATTAAATGCTTATTATGGAGGTAAAGTAGAAAAAAAAATAAAAAAGAAAAAAAAGAAAGCGAGGACAAATGATTATCAAATTATTTGGGAAGCAAATAACAATCAATAATAAAAAATGGCAGCAGGATTTATTAGCTTGGTCATTACTATATAGAACAGAAATAGTAATTGCTGTTGCTAGTTTTATCTTGGGTGCTATAATTTTTTAAAGGGGGATATATGAAAAAAATAAAACAATCAAGAGTGCTAGAAATAGGTAATATATTTCAAAGATTTATGGATAAACACAAAAATTTAGAGTGTGTTGGATCAGGTTTTTTAATTAATTCAACTAATGAATTTGAACGTGATCTTGAAATAAATTATAAAGGTAAAGAATATATTATTACAATAGCTGAAGTACAAAGAACCTTATGAATAAACAACTAACACAACAAAATTTAAGGGAGTTAGCAAGATTAACTTTCTTAAATCTTATGAATGCGAATGGAGTTATGGCAAAGACAATCATAAGAAACTATAAACAAAAGGAAACAAATGAAAAAAAAACTAACCAAGAAAGCAAAGAAGAAGTCATCAAAATTTGTTGATGAATATAACAAAGAACTAGGTAAGAAATTAAAACAAAGATTTCCTGGTATCAAAACTAAAAATGTTGGTGATGGTATGATGGAAATAACTTTTAATTAATCTTTATTATCAGGGGGTATATCAGTAATATCCCCTGATACATCAATCATATCAGGTTCACTCTCCCATTTAATATTAAGCGTTGTGTCTTGCTTAACATCAATCTTTTGTTTTTCAGTAAACAAAGAAGACACCCTAGGTGCTAACCATTTTAAATAATTGGCTCTCTCTCTGATAAAGACTAGCATATTAGGATCTACATCTGGGTTATCATTATTAAATAAAACAAGCATCTTCTCAACTAAAGTCTTGATCCCTCGTTCCTGTGCTAGTTCAAATCTCTCTTTTGTCTTTGGGTTTTGATCTAAGTATTTGTATAGCGTTGTCAATTTGATCTGTAAATCTTTTGCCAACTCGAACATTGTTTCGCCATCGTGAATACGATCTATTATAGTATTTAGTTCTGTATCGGAGAGACTTAGACTTTTGTTCTTGGTCTTGGATATATCTTTTGATTTCGTCATCTGTTTTATTTTTAAAGTTCTTTAAGTTCTTTAACATATTTATCTTGGCTTGAATATCTATGTTATTATTTCTGTATAACCCCATGTATTTTCTGGTCCTATGATTCCAGGATTTACTAGCTTTATGATAGGTACAAAGCATACGTCTTGACGTTGGCGTGAAGTACCCCTTACATCTACATCTTTTTCCTGAGTGCCTTGCGATTGCCTCACATTGGATTTTTATTTTTCCCATGGCTTGATACCATGTTTTATATTATATTCTTTCTTTCTTTTATAAGCGAAGTTCTTTTCCTTTGTTATCTTCTTTAGTTCCTTTTGTATTATCTTGGGATCTACTAAATTTTTTTGACGAGCTAGTTCCTCTTTTCTTTCAATAGCTAGTTTACAATAATAGACATTCTTAGAATCATTTTCTAAGTCAGACAGGGGTAGAGTGGCGAGTTCATTTATAGTATTTTCTTTATCACCTTTATTCTTACCAATTATTCTATCTATATTATTATTGTATATTGTTTCTTCTAATATAGGCGTAAAACGACTATCTTGTGTAGGTTTAACGTCTATCTTAAATAACTTCTCAGCTTTTAAGAATACCTCATTAACAATATAAGTCTTTCCAGATTTACCTCTAAAAGATTTAACAACATTTAATTTATTTAAAGTGGATAAGCAGCTCTTGATCGTAGTTCTACATAGACCTGTATCCTTGTGTATAGTTTCGTGCCTTAATCTTGCCTCATATCCATTCTTTTTCCAAGCATACTTCATAACAGATAAGAAAACATTTAGACAATGTGATTTATGTTCCCCCTCTAATTTATTAAGGTGATGATATAGCTTGTAAGTTATAAATAAAAAACCTCTACTTGTGTCCATATTTACATACTTTCTTATGATTGGCTTGTAGGTCAAGCAAGATTGACACCCATTGTTGCTCGTTCATTACCTCAAACTCTGTCTCAGAGCTTGTTATACGCTTGATCCTAAAGGTTAGGGTAGTTGGGGTCAAATTTTTATAGAAAACTAAAAAACAGGGTATATTTAAGCGACTAGCGACTATGTTTACCAAGGTGGTAGCCTTATATTTCTGTCCTTTGTCATAGCAAGTCTCAAGAATAGCAAGTGGCTCGTAACAATCTGGACAACATTCAATACTATCAATATCAATCATGGCAATATTGTCATATTTCCTATGCCAATCGTTATAGCTGCCATTACTAAATGCGTAGGTCCAACGTGCCATTTAATATTTTAATTGTTGTTTTATAATTTGATTGAGAGCTGTTGTCCAAGGGTTAAAATCATAATCTACTTTACTACAACCTGTAAAAATTATTACTATAAATATTATGCAATAAATTTTCATTTGTTTTTCAACACCAATATAATATTATCTTTTAGCTCTATATCTTTTTCCAAAGCAAGTATTATATCAGATTGTTTTTGTATAAATTTTTTTTGTCGTTTGATTTCAGCTTGACATTTTTTAAGTTGATCAGGACAACCTATCTCTTCAAACATTTTATCGTGGGTCATTTTAATACTTCTATTTTTTTTACAACAGATCGTGGATATGTAGTGGTATTACCAACAGATAATTCACCATCATCATCAAAGCTATGCGAGGCAAATATAATAACTTTCTTTTGGTCCTTGTGTAATAAATAACCTGTGTCCTCACACCATGAA